CAGGTGGCTCTACAGGTGGTGTAGGTGTAGGAGTTACTACTGGAGGGACAGGTGTATAATCTGGCCCTGCTCCTATTGGTATAGTTTTAAAAGTTTTACCTTCTGGTGTATACTCTGGCGTAACATCTCTTATGCCAGGAAATACAGGAGTTATATCTTCTGTAACTTTTTCTTTTTCCCATCTACCTGTTTCTGGATTGTATTTTAATTTAAAATACTCAGATTGCATTACTCCTTGTCCGCCTACTGCGGTTTCTAATGCCTCTGCTGTTTTAGTTGTTTCTACCATTTCTATTCAGTTGTTCCCGTAGGGCTAGTATCTGGCGTAGAGAAACCAGCTTCCCCTGGTTGCGGAACATTTCCTGTTCCGATGTTGCCACCTCCAACGCCTGTTGGGTCTTCTGAATCTGCTCCTGCAGGTGCTCCTCCAAAACCTTCCATACTTGGTTGTTGTTCGTTAACACCTTGAGTCGCTCTGCTTCCATTCATACCTCCATACATTTGTGCAAATATTGCCGCTTTCTCTGGGTCATTTACTACTTGGTCTGGGTCTACATCTAATGACTTAGCAATCTCTCTAATGATACTGTGCCACTTTACAAAAGGTGCTAAGAATTGATTTGATGCTACTTGCATAAATGTCATCAATCTTTGAGAGCGAACTTCTTTCATCATTAAAGAAGAAGTACCTCTAGCTTTAACATCGAGGTCTCCTTCTATAGTGGGTTTATCTTCGTTAAATTGCATATTCCATTGAAACATAGATTGTCCCAAAGGTCGTAATAAATAATCATCAATATTTTTTATTACTGTTTTTATATTTAAAGCCGCCGCTCCCATTAACATTGACATACCTGCCGCAGTCCTTGTCGTTGACATTACTCCAGTCGTTCCATGCGAATATGATGGTATACCTGTTGCTTCATCAGCTAGTTGTCTAAATCTATCAAACATCTGCATATTCTCTGGTGCAGTGTTTGGAAATCTTAATCCGTGTAAGGCTTGTCCTACCTGTCCACTTTGTCTTCTAAATATTTTACCAGGAAATATTGTCATGTCTTGTCCTGGCACTAACATTGTTTCATCTACATCAAATACTAGATTACCTGCTAATGCTAAGTTATCTACTGCCATTCTTGCATGTCCGTTCATAACAGTTTGTGCATCATCCATATTTTCTGGAATACCTACACCAAAAAACTGATAAGGATTTATTTCATACGGACATACCATGTATGGTATTCTATTTGGTGTAAATGGATTTAATACTAATCGTAATATATTACCATTTGATACCCAAGCATTTACAGATACTTCATCTAACTCTGTAGTATCTTCATCTGTAATTTCTAAACCTGCTTCTTCTGCAAGTTGTTTATCTATGTTACCCCAGTATTCTAAAACCTCAAATCTATTTTTATCATAGTCATCTTGGTTTTCTCTATCATACAAAGCAGTTTCATAACTTCTTGTTTCGTAGTTAGGGCCACTTTCTAATAAATCTATAATAGCAGATTTTCTAAAGTAAGGTCTGTTAGATAAATCTCTTAACTGAGAACGATTCATTACATGACGTTGTATTACATAATCTGCATCTTGAATACTTACTGCATCTGGGTCTGGATAAAAATCCCAACAACTTACAGCTTCTACTCTTGGTACAGATTTATCTTGTGGTGTATATACAGATTCTCCTGTATCAAAATCTTTCTGCCACTTATGTAAAGTCTTATCGTATGTAAAAGGCCCTTTTAATATTCCTGTACCAAGTAAACACATTTCAAATAAAACATGTCTTAATACAGTTATAGCTTGGCTTTCATCTAACTGGTCATGGATTAACGTCTCCATGTTTTTAGCAGATTCATCAGCAGGTTCTATCTGAGGCATCTTTGATAAGTCTGGTGCAGGGCCTGGTTTAAATCCTGCCCCTTGATACTTTTTGGCTAATCCATTTAGTATCATACTCTCAGTTGCCCCTGGTGGTATATCCATTCCATCACCAGGAAATCCATAAGGACTTTCTGGTTCTTCCATTTTTTCTTCTGGATTTAGGTGTGCATATTTCTCTGTTCCCTCTGGTACTTCTGTTGGATGTATTCCAATAGGAAATTTACCTTGTGAGAACAATACTTCAATTAGTTGTCCATATGCCGCTAGAACTTTTGTCTTTGTTATCTTAACAAAAACTCTAGACTTCTCAGTGTCTCTAAACGCCATATCAGAACTATAGATTCCTCTATAGTTTCTGTACGCTCTTAACCAACGCTTTTCATCATATAGCCTAGTTGTCTCGGCAGATTTAAGTCTGCCTTCAATAACTTGACCAAGACTAATATAGTCTATCTTTTCATCTTTTAACGATGCAGTTGCGTCAGTTCCAGTTGCACCACCAGAACCTGTTGCTGTATATGCCATTATTTAATTAATAGTCTCTTTCGTCTGCCATTGAAAATACTTTAGCATCAACACCATTCTTTCCTGCTTTTGGATATGCTTTATCCGTGCTATCATAAGCATCTGCAGGTAAAGCTGTTGAAGGCTTTTTTACTCCTACACTTGCTTCTGTTTTTGGAGCAGTATCTGTTGATTGGTCATCGAAACCTTCACCTTGTGAATATTGTTTCATAACCTTTGGGTCAATGTCTTTTCCATTCATATTTTTCATTTTAGTTTTTCCTCCAAATATTTGGTTAACCAAGGATTATCTACAAGAACAGTTGTTGTTGCATTAGCTAATACATTTACAATATGTTCTTCTTTATCTCCCACATCTAATCCCCACTGATATATTATAGCATGTAAAACTTCGTGGAGTAAAGTATTAACATGAGATATATTATCTTCGTCAGATAATCCTATCAAACCTTCCTTTGATAAAAATTGTCCATGTGCATCAGAAAAATTAGTATCAATCTTTTTAAATTCGTAATTCTTATAACCTATCTTTATTGTTTTATGTTTCATTAGTAACCAAAAACAGAATCGCTAGGTCTATATGTTTGACCAGAAGTCATTTTAATATCATTCATTCTAGTCTCAAAAGCTCTTGGATGTGAAGGTCTTGACATACATCCATATCTAAGAGCATCGTAAGCGTGGTCTTCTGCATCTGTATCTACATCTTCTGGGTTGTTTTTGTCAACAGGTAACATTGGTAAAGTTCTAATTAAATTTAAACAATTACTAAATACAAATAAAGATGGTCTTTCTGTATCTTCATTTACTCTTAATCGTTTGTGTAATTCTAACTTTCCGTTTACTCTACTACCAGGCGACCTATCAGATGGTCTCCATCTACACCCTTCTTGTATCATAGTCTCTGCAATACTTGGCCCTATATCACCTCGTCTTGCCCATGTAGAAGAATCAAGAACTCCGTATCTTATATACTCTCCTGCTTCACTATTCAAGACTCTTTGTGCAAAAATATCTGCTGTAACATTCTTCGTATACAATTCTCTATAAATATATAAGTTATTGTCGTAATCAACAGCAAACCATAAGCAACATGCAAAAGAAGAGTAACCCCAGTCACAAGAACGAAACCGCATAAAGTTTCTAGGTATATCAAAAGGTTCGATGACATGTACCTCTCTACTAAACTCTGGAAAGGCCGAACTTTCATATGACTCCCAATCTCCTTCTAAAAACTGTTTCTTTTGTACATCTGGTAATGATGCTAACATTACATAGTAATCATCTGTTTGCATCAAGTATGGATTATCCTGTAGCTTTGCAGGTATAAATCTTCTACTAATTTTTCTACTCCCTGTGGGAGTTTGTATTTCTAAATAAAACTTTGTGTTTGGCTGTGCAGGGTCAACAAACATTTCTTTAACCCAACCAGAGCCTACGTTACCAGGGTTTCCTGTTGCCCTCATAAAGACGGGAATCTCGGGGTCAACACTTCGCAAAGATGAACGGAGAAAATTATATATATCTGGAGTTGGGTATTGAGGTAATTCATCAATACCTATCCATGTGTATGATTGCCCTTGATAACGTAGTGCATCTGTCAGATTCTCAGCGTATCCAAATTCTATTCTTGCCCCAGATGGAAACCGCCATTCTTTTTCCTGCTCTCTCCACTTTGCTCCAGGATATGCTTTGGAATATAATTGCTGAGAATGATTTATTAAATCTCTTAACTCGGGCATCGTTCTTCTTATTAACAATGCTCGATGTGCACTTTTGTGGCAATAACGTAATGGGTCTACTAACATTGCGTATGACTTGCCACCGCCTCTTGCTCCACCATAGAATACTTCTCTTTCTGATGATGCAAGAAATTCTGTTTGAGGCCCAGAGTTAGGTTGAAATATTACTTCTCTTTCTTTTAGTGCCTCTTGTATTGAAGGTGTTGCTTCTTCTATTTGCTGTTCATCTATTACAGCTTTGTCACCTTCTAATACGCTATCTAATTCTTTTAGTTTTTCTTTTTTGTTTTCGAGTCTTTTTTCTGCCAAATCAACTTTTTGTTTAGCATCTTCTAGTTTTTGTTTTTCTGCTCGGAGAAGATGTAAAGCGGATTGTCTAGCTTTCTTTTCTGACTCAGAAAGTTTAGGAACTTTTTTAACTCGTTTACGACCTGCAGTTTTTGGCTTTGGTGGTTCTACCATCCTCTTTTCAATACCTTGCGTAATCCCATTCCTGTTATTGGTCTACCAGTTTTATTTGTAACCCAGTCTGCAACTTCTTTGTAGGAACAGTTTTCTAAATATTCTTCTGCCTCTTTCAAAGCATCTAACTGCTCTGGAACAGGTTCTAACATTCTTTCCTC